ATGTATTCAGGAATCTTAAACTCAGAAACGTTCTTTTCTTTGACAGACTTATCAATAGAAGCTTCTTGAGAGCTAGGCTTACCAGCAGTGCTAGCAGAACCTTGCTTAGATTCAGGAGTTTGGATCTTCATGCTACCATTAGTAGAGGAAGATTTACCAAGAGCTTTTTGGATGGCTTCGTAACCGGCTTGACCTGGCTTGACTTTTTCAGCCAGTTTACGGTTAGCTTTAGTCCAAGCTTCATAGTTTTTACCCATGTCACCAGACTGTTTAACGGCTGGTTTAGACGGAGTTGCACTGGTAGATTTAGAACCGCTTGAACCGCCCCCACTGGTTGAACCGCTTGAACCGCTAGACTTTTGAGCAGGGAAGTCACGTTGAAGAGCAGCACGTTGACCCATGTGACGAACATCACGTTCATCGCGGTATTGTTTGATGGATTCTGGAGTAGGAGCAGGAGGACCAACCTTTTCGTTATCAGCCTTAGGCGGATTGTAACGGCTGTGACCAGGACCAACCTTACCACCACTGCTAATAGAACTAGCAAGATCCCTCATACGGGTAACAAGGTTATCTTTTGGATTAAACACCTTACCAGCCTGTTCAGCAGCCGCTGCTGCAGTAGCAACAGGACCTGCAAACTTTTTAAGACCTTGTTTAGCGGTACCTTTCAGTACACCACGAACAGCACTACCTGCCATTTCTTTTGTACCACCAGGCAGTTTAGGCGGATTACCGCCACTCATTTTAGGTGGTTGTGGTTTGACTTCCCTTACACGTACTGGTTGAATACGCATATCGGCAACTTTACCGTTACCAGATTTAGTCAAAGCACCGGGACGATCCCCAGAAGTAGCAAGTTTACCACCTTTACCACCACCAGAACCACCACTAGGAGGAAGGTTTTTGGATGAAGCTTTTTTAACTTGTTCCTTTTGTGCACGTAGCTGACGTTGGCGAGCCAGCATAGAAGGTTTTTTCTGTTTTGCCATTAGTTAATATGAGATAGGATTAGTCCTTCACGGGACGGATTGTTACCAAAAGTCTGCCTCATCCACGTGAGCCAGTTATTCGTTCCTTTGTTCTGATTACATTTCCTGCAGGATGGAACCAAGTTTCTTGTGATTGTTTGTCCTCCAGAATAACGAGGTATAACATGATCCAAAGTAAGTTCATTAAGTTCATAAGTTTCTCCACAATAGACACATTGACAATTGAAGTGTTCTTTGATGGCTTGACGCCACATCCGTTTTGCTTCAGGACTTGTCATGGTTATGAGGTTTTGCAGATAGTGATCAGGACTTGGGAATAGCGGTGTCATTGCTATGCGTAACGTTGGCCTTTACGGGGACGACGGCGATTAGCTGAAGGTTTTTCAAGCTTACCTTTGTCAGGTCCGGTATGGGATGCATCCATTCCGTCACCGTTGCCATAAGTACCAAGTTTTCTGTTTAGCTTATTAGCAGCGGTACGGATCTTAAGACCGTTGTTGGTCTTGTTGTACTTAGCTTGCTGTTTTTGACGGCGCTCACGTGCCTTAGGGTTGTTCTTGTAGTACTCAGACGTGCTTCGAGCCATACAGCCTCCGTTGCACCATCTCAGGGTCTACTTTAGGCATCACAGACGCCAGTTTGTCCAGTGGATTACCTTCGTAGGCAATACCACTAATGTCATTCTTGGCTAGCCAGTCACAACATGCTTTTAAATCTTGTGTAGTGGCTTCACCAGATTTGATACGACGAAGAAATTCTTCAGTTACTAAATTATGCAACTGGTTAAAGGCATCTTCAGTCGCCTTTTGATGCTTTGCCATAATGACCGTTTGTATAAAGGTATTGTGCTGCTTTAAGCAGAGTTTCTGGATTGTCGAAAAAGTTACCTAAACCTGTATTACATGTAGAACAAAGAAGTCCTCTAACTTCATTTGTATGATGATTATGATCAACGACAAAACGTTTATGATGGCAATTAGGTTGATCTGTGCCGCAAATAGCACATCTACCTTCTTGTTTTTCAATTAATTCATCATAATCATTTAAAGTTAAGCCGTATTTCTGTTTAAGTAAATAGGCACGATGTACATCAGGATTTTGTTTGTACCTTTCTTTTTGATCCGCATTTCTACACGGATTGCATCGTGCTCTATGTTTTTTAATACCCTTTTCGGTGTATTGAGCAAATGCATCTAAAGGTTTTTCCGACCCGCATTTAGTGCAGATCTTCTTAGTCATGCCGCATAAGGATACGATCTAGTTTTTCGTCTAACCGGTTCATGCCAGCATCAATCTTGGTCAACGCCCGTTCAAAGTCAGCCTTAGCGACAAAGTTACTAATCATTTTGACTTCAAAATTATCAATGCGTTGATCTACTAAATTAATCCGTTCATGCACACGGTTAATACGAGAATGTATTCTGTTGGTTACAGCTGCAACTCCAGCAGTTAATGCTACAGCAGCGGAAAGTAACGCTTCAATCATGATTGCTGCATAGGGCGAAATGTCATGTACCAACCAGAACCACTACCTTCTACTTCCCAGCGTGGTAGCCAGTTCTTCCAGCTATAACGTACATCCTTTCCACCTTTGCCGATGGTTACATAACCACCGTTTGCGTTATCCATTTCACCGTATGGATCATGGAAGATACCTTTGTCACCATCTTCACCAATAAGAAGCATCCAATGACCACCACCTCTTGGTGCTGAGGCAGGACCTTTGTGAAGGATACCAGTTGCTACGGGAAACCCGCAGTTAAGTTCATTGAGAAGAGTATCTTTAGTACCTTTCTGGGAAAAGGTAGCAAGGACACCGTACTGCTTACAGGCTTTGAGATGGGAGGTGTATTCGGTTGTATCACCGTATTTGAGAACCGTTCTCAGGTAATCATCATCTGCATTACTACCTTTAAGCGCATCAGGACGGAGATACTTGATTGCCATAGCACACGTAGAGCTAAAGCACATCCGATCTCCGTGACCTGTTGCACTGTCCGTTTGCGGATAGTATTGGTGGACTCTAAGTTTAATCATAGTGCTTACGAAGATAATTTAAAGCGTTAGTCACACCAGATATTGAATCACCAAGTTGACCAATCCCAATATTGCAGTTATGACAGAGGAGTCCACGAACTAGACCCGTATTATGATCGTGGTCAATTACAAAACCGGATTTTCGCTTAGGATTAGAAGAGCCACAACAAGCGCAACAATTAAGTTGCTCTTCAAGTAACTCTTCATATTCTTCAGGTGACATACCATATCGAATGGTCCTATCATAGAGATTGCCACCTTTCTTATCCCGCCAATCTTTATAGTATTGACTTCTGCAAGATTTGCATTGTGCCGTAACTCCATCAGAGCTACGTCGTTCACTTGGAAACTGATCTAGTTCTTTATCTTCGCCACACTTAGTGCAGCGTTTAGTCATTGATTACTTCAGGCTATCTTTAATCTGTTGAATCTTGTCGTCTTCTTTACGAAGAGGCTTCAGAGCGTTGATACCGCCAAGAATCAGTTGGACGATACCGTTAGACTTCAGTTTGGTAGCTCCAACAACTTCAGAGCCGACAAACAGTCCAAAGAACAGAAGGGTCTCGTAGGAGACTTTAATGCCAAGTAGGGTAAGCATTGTAATAAGTGGGTAGTGGTTTACCAGGGGACACCAGAACCAGTCGTAGGCGTCCGCTGTTGATCAATTTGAGCTTGAAGAGCGGCTTGGATTTCTCCAACCTTTTCATCACCAAACTTGTTGGCAACCCAAGAAGCAACGGTGAACTCATCAAGATCACCATAAGGAATCATGGTATCCGGATTAGGTGCTTCAAGACCAATGCTGCCATAAGCAGAACTGGAATAGGTGCCGTCATGAGCGGTAATGGTGTAGTGAACCGTGGTAACCACGCCATCAGCAAGGTTACGTTCCAGGTTTGCTACTTTCCAAGCGTAAGTGGTGTCAGACATGAGTAAGTGTGTGGTTAGATAACAGGAATCTCATATTCTTTGGTGGTATTAGCATAATGCTTCCAGATTACATCAGCTGTGTTACCAGCCCAAGATGCTACCTGAGCAATAGGAATACCAGCTTCAATCCAATGACTAATGGCAGTATGACGCAAATCATACGGACGATAAACATTAGATACCAAATCAGCTTCTTTCAGCTTTAACATCCTTTTACGGAAATAGCTTTGAAAAGCAAGACGATCCCAAGGGAAAAGAAACTCACTGGTTTGATCTAGACCAGCAAGAATTTGTTGGCACTTTTGATTAAGTGGAACCCAACGTTTTTTATTTGTTTTTGTGCTGTGCTTAAGACCGTGAGTAAGAGTATAGTTACGATGAACAAGGATTTTATTATCCTTAATATCATCCCACATCAATGCTCGTACTTCTCCAGTACGCATAGCAGTTTGGAGCATAAACTCCGAATAGGTTGCCCAATTGGTAGCACGATAAGTTTGTTTAGCTTCCAACGAAGCAAGCACAATAGCTAGCTCTTGACGTGGAATGACAACAATCTCTTCATCCCGTTGAGGTGCTTTGGGCATCCTAAACGATTGGATAGGGCTTCTTTCAATAAGACCCACATCCTCTTGACTAGCCCAACGGTAAAGACTTTTCAAGTACATTGCAACACGACGAGAAGATTGAACTGGTTTTTCTTGTAGTAACCAGGTCATAATCTTACGTCCATCG